AATAACAAATGCACTGTAGTCTTTCCCAACACCCCTAGATGTATCAACACAACAAACGTAAACTCTATCTGGTTTAGCCTTTTCGTATATGGAAAGTCCCTCCGTAGTTTTCACTTCGGGTTTTATCCAAGAGAGGGAGTGTAGTTTATGAGAGGATATAAGAGTGTTTGATGAACCAATAAAGTCACATTCAAATTCTGTTTGGAATTGATCCTCACTTGTGTTCTTTATCTGTTGTAGTTTCCACTCTTCATCCCGCAAAGGTCCGCCGGCAAATTTTGGAACTTGACTCCAGTGAACTTCTATTGGAATGTATTCATTCTTACCTTCCTCACCCTGCTCCTTTGTTGCACCCCTCCAGTAATGATAAAACATATTAAGACCGTTTGGTGTGGACACCATGAGAACTTTCGTTGTCTGTCCTGAAGTGATTGTAGGATAAACTGAACTGAAGAACTCTTCAGCGATACCTGTAGGAACGTGAGCAAATTCGTCAAGGAAGATCATGTTGAATGAACCACCACGAACAGCAGACGCTGAAGTGGCGGAAGCAAGAATACGAGAACCATTCTCTAGTTCAATTGATCCCTTATTCCATTCTACGATTCCTTGCTGTAACCAAATTGGGAGATACTCATATGCAAGTTTTAATCTACTTAAAATTTCTCTCGCGGTTGCTTGTTTGTTAGCAAGGATAGCCACGTTCATACTTTGGTTGAAAAGAATATAGTGTAGGATATAGGAAACAACTGTGGTGGACTTACCCGACTGACGAGGGAGTTTTGCGATTACAAATCTGTTGTTATGAACAGTCTTGACTATGGTTTTCTGATAGTCGTATAGATTGAATGGTACAAGTCCTTCATCTAGAGAAACTACTTTAATATATTTCTCAATGAAATATTCAGGATCTTGAGAACACTTGATGTACTCAGCAACCTGTTCTTTTGTAAATTCAATTTCGATACCTTCTTGTTTGAGATTTGGGTTCCCAAGGTATCCTATTTTTTTATCCGTCATCCTCGATTACCTCTGCGTCAATTATATCAGTATTGAGTGCTTTCTTTGCACTTCTCGCTTCATTAATAAGATCTTGCAGATCAGACGTTGAACCCACATAAATCGAATTATTTGTTGTATGATTTATGTTAGTTTCTTCTTTTCTTAGTTCTTTCATTTGCTTATGTAAACCAATGAGATCTTTGTTCATTTCAGAAACAGTTTTAAGCATTTGTGACGCTACTTCATAGGCTCTTGGGTGATCACCTTCCGAGGCTACTTTCAGAATACCATCAACTGCATCTCTACCAACATCAATCAAATCTTTCAGACTATCTCTTGCATCTGCATAATCTTTATTGGCATGTTTTTCTCTCAGAGCAAGCATGTCTTCTTTTGGAACTGTAATCTCTTTTGGTTTTTTTACAAGTTCTTCTTTATCAAATTCCATGTCAAGGGCATCTGATATTTTTTCATCAATACTTTTTTTATCACTCATAAGTTATAGGTCCATACACACGATTACCAGCCGTGTATCCTTCTGTTCCTGTGGCACCTTCAAAGGAACCGGTCGCCGTAATTCTCAGATCATGATCACTTGAATCTGTATCTGCATAAAACTTTTCATGTGATCCAAATATATCAATAGTAGACTGAAGAATAATTTTACCTGTCTTAATTCTATTGTAGATATAAGATTTTGCCGTAAGATCAAAGGATGTTACTATGGTTCTTCTTCCTGAAAAATCCCCCTCATAATCTTCCGTTGTTTGAACACCACTCATCACAATAGGAACGTCCACCTTCTGATTTAATGAATTCATGTTTATTGTCACATTAAACTCGGGAGTGAAGTAAGGTAAAATCTGTTCCATTATTTGAAGGTTATCATCCATCGATCTAGTGAAAGAATATAAACCAAACGATACGTTGTATGGAACTTCAGAATAAGAGTGTGATGTTCCAGTGGCAGAATCTCTTAAAAATCTTTTTCTTAACTTGTTTCCCTTACGAGAAGGATCATATGAAACTCCTGTTATATCGAAACCTAATCTTGGAAGAGTGATACCTACGTCTCTACTATCATCAGTAATTGAACTTGCTTCTTCTATTCTTCTTATGAATTTTTCTTTTGCCCCATACGCAAGAGGAACTCTAATTACATCAGAATTATCCCTAGTTACCTTTACATTATTGAATAGGGATCCAAATGCGATAACTAGTTTCCGAAGAGATTCGTTATAGAATGGTGTAAACATCAGTAGTTACCCTCCGAGAATGGATCCTTATCTGTGAAGTCAAAGATATTATCAGTGTTCTTGAAGTCCTCATAGGAATCGTTATCACCGGCGGTTGCTCCCGAAGCGGGATCTAGTGGAACGATATAATCATCAACAGATCTTTGTCTATCAGATTCTGTTTTATCGATTTCACTATCTCCAGTCTCGAAGTCTTCATGACTGTAGGTAAAGAGTTCGCAGTCTAATCTATAACTGTAAAGTTTTCCTAATTGATAAAATGGATTTTCATGTTCCACAAAATTGATTTCAAACAAACCATCACTTAGAGGAAAATAAATTAAGTCTCCCTCTTTTGGTCTTTCTAAATCGGCATACGATCCAACCGATTCATTGAATCTTCTTTTTGCTACAACAAGACTAACTCTATCTTTAATTTCTATACCAAATTTACCTAGTATATCACCTTCACCCTCAAACCCATCAACAGATTGAATATACATCTCCACGGGATATCCGTTAGAAAATTTAGAAGTAGTATCTTCACCAAAAATATCATCCTTATTCACAAGGGTTCTTGGTAGATAGATCATATCTTTACCCATTGTTTTTATAATTTCAATGGAAAGATCTTCTACTAATTTCTGTTCACCAGAAACATTTTCTCTGAAGTGGGGATTTCTAGCCATTTATTACCCTGTCATGAAATCTATAGGTTCTTCATATTCCAACTGAAACTTTTCTTCTATTCTCTGGATCTCTTCTCTTGCTTCACTCATGATTTCAGATCCTCTGAGAGAGACTCCACCGGGAAGTTGGACTCCATCGAATTTGGAAAGATTCTGTCCCCACTGTTGTTTAATTAATGCAGTAATATATTCTTTCAATAACCTATCGTCAAAAATTTCAGTGAATATTGTGGGATTGAGTGCGACATATGCTTCAATTATTAAGTACTGTGATGTAGTAACTTCTTCATCCCAGTCCATGTCTACATGTAGTCTGTTAGAAACTTTATTAAACCTAATTCGTTTTTCTGGTTGGAAGAAATCTTCTATCAGAGAGATGTGTCTTTTTGTGCTGTCATAAGCAGACAATCCCATACTCGTATTGCTTCCTAGTCCTCTATTGACTCCAAAATAATCTACAAGAGCCATTTGATATCTTACATCAAACATGTTTATGTTTGCAAAGTCACCGAACTGAAGAACACTAACCACTGATAAAATATCCTTCCCCGTGGGAGCGTCTCCCGCAGGTCCATTTATTGCTCCAAGTGCATCAGTATCGACATACCCATTAGAGATATCATCTGAAGTTATTTTGTGAGAAAAGAATGCCTTTTCTACTCCATCAAAATGACGTTCTCGAAACAGTTCTAGAGCATCATCTAAACGATCTTCACATTGTTGCCTGTCAACATTTATTTCAGTTACAGGATGTCCTAATTTTCTTAAGGCATAATCAATTATATCGTCTCTTGATTTTAGTTTGTTTGCCATATAAAAACTCCCCTGTGTTTATGTAATATGTATAAACACAGGAGAGATATGGTGGTTGTAATTTTGGCTGTTTAACTTTTATCAGAATCTTCTTCGGTGTCCTGATTTTCAGGAACGGGGGGAGG